TATAGTTGTGCCTGCACCTTGGAAATTATAATAGGGCTGATACTTTTTGTTGCCATCAATAGCTTCGTCAAACTCAAACAGACGCATCTCAAAGCTGGTCAAGCCAGTACGCACCAACTCACGGCACAGAAACGTGCGGTGAGCAATAAACATAAAGTCACCTTTTTGTGTGTAGGTGATCTGGTTTAGGTTAGCGTTAGTAACAGGAACAGGATCACCATTGACATCAACAGTGAGGGTTTGAACAAAGGACACGGCTCCTGCGAGATCGATCCGAAAGATGTCGATGCGAGTATCTGAGAATGCAATGATATACTTCTCATCATCAGAAAAAACAAACGGCTCAAGACGTATCTGTTGAGGCAGTGAAGAATCATATGTGTGATTAAACTCATAGATCCGCTTGGTGCCGGGGCGATTAATAACCCCGCCTTCTGCACGAATAAAAAAGTTCTTCACAGATTCCGCAGCCGCAACATAGACAGGACTATCTGTCCTAGATCTGAGTGACGGACTAACTTCACCAAAAGAAAAGTTATTTAGCGGTACGCGTATTCTCGCCATTAACTTCGCCTTTCAGCAATGAACCTCGATGTAACAAGTTTGCGTGTTGTTTGCTGCTGGCTGTCCAATGTCTTAGCTTGCTGCATTAACTGTGCAGCTTTCTTTTCAAACATAGTTGCAAGCTGCTCATCTCTTGCAATGGCTAACGCAAACGCTGCCGCAAGAGCGTACTCAACCGCTAATGTAAAGTAGCTGGGGAAGTCCTGCTCACCAGCGCGATATGTATAATCAGCAACCACAACCTCATTGGCTGTGGCGTTAGAATAAATCTTATCCCCATACACATTGTACTCAAGATTAAGATCATTAATTGTAATCGCATGCAGCATTAACAAATCACTAGGTAGCTGATGCGCAGTATCAAATCTTCCAGTAGGCGCAGCCGTTAAAGCATTAAGCACCGCTTGGTTAGTTGCAAACCGCCAGCGACTAGCACAGAGCGCAGTACGCACAACATCCTCATACACATTTGAGGCAACAAGTGCCTCAGTGGATGAAGATGAAAAAGACGTAATTGGCTGCGCACCAATAAGAACTAAGGCGCGAGCCGCAATGTCAATATCTGAATTAGCTGCTGATGGCATATGGGTTAGGGGGAGAGTTGCCTCTCCCCCATTCCTTTAGTTGTTGTCTAAGAGTTCGTACACACCGTTGTCGTTGATTACGACTGCGCCCATGCTCATCATCGATGTAGCAAGATGTGACGCTTTTTCTGGCACATAGTTCAACTCTGTAGAAACATCAGCATTCACGCCAAGGCCAACAGCCGAGGTGTGGTAAGCCAAGTTTTTGCCAGCAGTAACAGCAGATGTTGAGAAGATCTTGAAACCCAAGAACTCCTTCATTGTCATGCCGCCAGCAAATGGTAGGTTCTGATCGCCAACAAAGTCTGACGATGCAAACTCATTGATGTTGAACAGATCGGCATAACCAGCAGGAGACATCGCAATATAGCGGTTGCCATCTTCTGGAATGTCGGCTGAACCAAATGTTTCAAACAAAGCAAGAAGGTTTGCTTTGCTTACAGCAGTACCAGTTGTGCTGATCTGCGTGGCATTGGCACCTGTGTCCATTGCGTCATAGATGATTTCATCTGTCTTACGACCAAGAGCAGCAGCAGCAGACTGTGCTACAGCTTGACGCTCATCGATGTTCACCTTCAACTCATCGAGTTTATCGATGTATTCTGCGGCATAGAAGTCAGCCATGGTTGCCTCGACATTTGTATGTACGAGTTCCATTGCAGTTACGTTACCGTTACGAGCCTTTGTTGAAGCTGTGCCTGTTCCGATCTTCTGAAAGCGTACAACGCTACCACGGACGTTACCAGATGTGCGTACTGTATTGCGGAGTTTAGACCCCATACGCTGATAAGCCATGTGAACTTCGGATTCAAACTGCTTAATAAAGGCAATATCAATTGTATTAGCCATAGTATTAAAGTCCTTACCAAAAAAAGAAGTTACATTTTCACGCGGTTGTCCGTCTCTCGCCTCATCCAGTTATCCCTAGCGGGGCTGTCAGTTTGAAACAGGCCGTATACTATTCAAATGACACTTCCACATGGGGAGCGCAACGCACAAAACGGATGCATGAGAAGCCATTGACTAAGGTTTCTTCATCAGAGAAAAGAAACCCTAGCCAAGCTAGCCACTCGATTGTGTTCTTGTGATCCATTGGCACTACATTCTCGACCACATCCCAACGCTGCATAAAGTATTCCAGCATAGGTTTAGAGGCTCGTAAGAACTTGCGTGGGTACTTATCTATCTCGTCCGTACCCAGCAACCAAATACTGCCGGTTGTAATGTCTGGATCATCATAGATAGGCACAACACCGAACATGCAGGCTGGCACTCCTTTGTGAAGTGCAGTGTAAGTTACAGCGTCTTTTTTCAAGATGGGATAACGCAACGCCCGCCAAGGCGTTGCACCATGTATCATGCACTCGCGTACATCAGGTGATCTTAAATGATCTTGTAGATATTCAGCATGTTCATATGTCGCCTCTACAATAGAAACATCACCATCAACGTGGAATGCATTAACGGTAGAGTTTGGAAAAACCCTCTTGGACTTGCTTGACATAGTTTGGATCTCTCTGTGCTGGATTCCAATAGCGAGGGTCTTGCATCATTGTCTTCAACTGATCTTCGTTAGTAGCTTGAGGAGCTACAAACTGACCTTGTGGAGATGTTTGTTGTGACTGAGACATAAGATGCTCAAGCATTTTAATGCCCTTCGCACTCTGACCAAGCAACTCTATTTGATCTGCAAACTCCTCTGGCACGTTCTTGCTTGCCCAAAGATCAACAGCTTCAATGCGAGCGTCAGCATTCTCTCCCAACGCTTGACGTTCTGCTTCAAGGTTCGGCCCTTGGCTTTCCATGTATGAAGCATATTTAGCTATACCATCTGCAAACTCATCTTGCGAATAGCCGTTCTCGAAAGAATGTTCAGCCCACCAAGCAAGCATTTCATTATCGACAGCTTCCGCTTCATTGATCTGCTCTGGCAATTCGTAATCACCAGCAGTCTCAGGTCTGCCCTCAAGAGCAGAGACTTCTAACTCTTGCTCTATCTGCGCTCTGATTTCGTCTTGCCCTTGACCAAGTTTGGATTCCAAAGAGGAGTATGAAGCTGCCATATCCTCTGGTGTGTTGAACTTCTCTGGTAGCCACTCAGGGCGTTCAGAGACAGGTGCTTCTTCAACCGCTACTGCTTCGGCTAACTCCGCATTATCTGCATCATTCATTGTTGCTCTACCTTTTGTCCGTGGTTAATACGCCTCTCAATGAGGCCAACAAGATACCGCTGCCCCTCAAGATGGCGCAGTTCGGCATCACTTGCATTCGGCCCTTGAACAGATTCAATGGTGATCGAACGCAAATACTTTAGAACGGC